CTGAATCCTCCGGACCGCGGTGCCCAGGCTGCGGGTGCTGCGTGAGATGCAGCTAAAGGGAGGCGGAAATGAACCAAGTGGAAGACCTGGTTCGGGAAGGCGCGCGTCTCAAGGCGCAAATCGCCACGGCCGAGTCGAAGCTGAAGGAAATCAATGCCCGGCTGGCGGAAATCGCCCACTTCGAGCCGGGATCCAAGACGGCCCACCTGGTGGCCGCAGGCTACCGCGTGAAGGTCCAGCGACGGGAATATGTGAGCTGGGACCAGGAAAAGCTCCAACAGATCAGGGCCCATGTGGGCGACCTGCGGTTCGGCGGGACCTTCAAGGTCGAGTACAAGCCCCACAACATGAAGGCCGTCAACGCGGCCCTTATGGACCCCGAAATGGGAGAGGCTCTGAGATGGGCCATGACCGTGAAGGAAGGCGCGCCGTCTGTCACCTACGAACTCTTGGAGGAATGACATGCCCCTGAAGCCCATATCTTATCTCAGTGTCAATCGTTTCTGCGCCTTAGTGATCGGACCGCCCGGGATCGGCAAGACAAGTCTCATCAAGACACTCTTTGGCTACACATGGGATCTGGATGCCGGCGGATGGATTGAGTCCTCGAGTCAGGACGCCCCGGTGTGCGTTGTGAGCGCCGAAGCTGGCCTTCTGAGCGTGCAGGATCTCGTGCAGGCGGGAAAGGTAGACGGTTTCGAGGTGACGAGTCTAGACGACTTCCGGGATATTTATCAGCACCTGACGAGTAGCCAGGAAGCCAAAGTGAAGTATGAGGGCGGCTGGGTCTTCATCGACTCACTCACGGAGATCTCGGACCGTTGCAACAAGTATTTCAAGGCCAAGTACCCACAAAAGGAAAAGACGTTCGACCGGTGGGACGACTATCAGGTGCTCATGACGACCCTCATCAAGGGATTCCGGGACGCCACATCCTATAACGTGGTTTTCACGTGCCTCCCCCTGGTGGACAAGGACGAGAACAACCGCCGGTTCATCGCCCCCAACGTGGTTGGAAACGGATTGAGACAGCTCCTCACGAGCTTTTTCGACGAGGTTTTTTATTTCATCAACGTGCAGGGCGATGACGGCGCGGAGTTCCGGACGTTCATCACCGGACCTTACGAAAGGTATCCTGGGAAGGACAGAAGCGGGAGGCTCGCCCTGTTCGAGCCTCCCAACCTCCTTCACATCAAGGAAAAGATTCTGGGACGAAAGGAGAAGAACCATGGCGCAGCTAAATCTTGACCTATCCGGCTATGAGCCGCAAGGCGACTTCGATCCTATTCCGCCCGGCGACTACATCATCGAGGTGGTGGACTCAGACGTCTCCACCTCGAGGGCCGGGAACCCGATGGCGAAGTTCACTTTCGAGGTGGTGGGACCAAGTCATGCGGGGAGAAAGATCTGGGACCATTTCGTGCTCAACAACGAGGTGGCATTGAGGAGGCTCAAGGCGCTTGCCGAGGCGGCCGGCCATAAGAATCCCAACTACGTTCGAGACACCGAGGAGCTGCATGGACTCCGATGCGAGGTGAGGGTCGCCATCGAAGAGCAGGAAGGCTATCCGCCCAAGAACAAGATCTCCTCCTACAGGCGGCCGAGACAGACGTCCACCCCGGCCGTTCCTCCGCCGAGCCAGGGGAGAAACGTTGAGCGCAAGTCCGTTCCGCCTTGGGAAGCCGCACAATGATGGTTCTACGACCCTACCAAGAGGCCGCCGTGGACGCCATCGTCTCGGCGAGCCTCACCGACAGGTTCATCCTGCTCCAGCTCAGCACGGGCGGAGGCAAGACGATTATCTTTTCCGAGCTCATCCGCCGCTGGCTCCAGGAATACCGCATGAGGATCCTCGTGTTGGCACATCGAAAGGAGCTCATTGAGCAAGCGGCGGACAAGCTGCGGAAGGTCTGGCCCAAGGCTCCGATCGGCATTGCGTGTGCCAGCGTGAGCAGTCACGCGGACCTGTTCCAACCCGTCGTCATTGGGAGTGTTCAGACCGTCACCAATCGCCTCGGGAAATGCCCGCCCTTCCACCTGGTGATCATCGACGAAGCGCACAGGCTGCCACCGAGGAACAAAGAGAGCCAATACCGGACGCTGATCACCAAAATGGAGGAGTATTACCCACAGCTTCGCGTCCTCGGTGTCACAGCGACGCCCTACCGGCTGGGGCACGGGTACATCTATGGTTCGCGATGCCGGCCCGGGGCGACCAATTGGTTTAACAAGCTCCACTTTTCAATCCGCCTCTCGGATCTCCAGGAGCAGGGATACCTCGTGCCCATGCGGGCCAAGGAGACGGTGGACATCGACGGCGAACTGCGCCGCATCCGAACGAGCGGCGGAGACTGGAATCTCGGAGACCTGTCCGAGCTCATGAGCCGTGAGCGACATGTGGGCTCCGCCGTCCACGCCTACCGCGAGTATGGAGAGGGTCGCTGGCATGTGGTGGTCTTCTGCGTCACGATCGCCCACGCGGAGCGGGTGCGAGATGCCTTCCGGGCCGCGGGGTACGACGCCGAATGCGTCCACAGCGAGATGCCCATGGACGAGCGCGCACGGATCCTGGAGGCCTTCGACGCGGGCCGGCTACACATCCTCTGCAATGTCGGTGTGCTCACGGAGGGGTGGGACTGCACGCGAGTGGATTGCATCCTTCTGTGCCGGCCCACCAAGAGTCCCGGGCTGCACATCCAGATCATCGGCCGCGGGCTCAGGCCACACCCAGGAAAGACGGATCTCCTGGTGCTGGATCTATCGGGCAATATGCGACGCCACGGAGACCTGGACTCTCCGGACGTGTCCATTCCAAAGGCTTCTGGAAACGGCAACGACAGGGAACCCGTGACGGCGCCCATGAAGACGTGCCCGGCATGCCGCGAGATCCTTCCAGCGAGCACCATGGAATGCCCGGAGTGCGGCCATCTGTGGGAGCCCGAACCGGTGAACGAGATCAACGATCCAGTGAGGATGCGGGAGATCAAGTTCGGTCCGTGGTCCATGGATATTCTTTCCGTGACGCCGCGCTACCACATCAGCCGAGCCGGCAATCCCATGTTGAAGCTTATCATCTCGGCGAGAGACAAGGATGGCGGCTTCATTCCAAAAATGTTCTACCACTTTTGGGACATCGAGGGGCGCGCCTCCGAATACGGCCGACAGAAGGCCAGTGCGGCGTGGAAGCGGTTTGGAGGTAGAGACCCTATCCCGGAGACCATTCAGGACGCAATCCGGCGCTTCGATGAGCTTGCATTCCCGACCGACGTCATTGTCAAGCAAAACGGGAAATACCTGAACGTGGTGGGGTGGTGATGGCCAGGCTCCCGATGATGGACAAGATCGCGGCGGAAATTTACGAGACCGCGGCGAGAGACGACGGAGATCGGCGCCGCTATCTCGGCATGAGCTCCATCGGCGGGCCCTGTGATAGGGCCTTGTGGTACGGCTTCCGAGGTTACACGCCGGCTCCAATTGACGGTCGCGCGCTGCTGATCTTCGAGCTCGGCGACTGCATCGAGGAAATCCTGGTGCGTCGATTGCGTGACGCCGGCTATCGGGTGGATGGCGAGCAGTTGGAATTCGCAGCTCATGATGGGTTTTTCCGTGGGCATTGCGACGGAGTGATTTACGGGATCACCAGGAGGCCTCACATCCTGGAATGCAAGAGCGCCAACAGAAAGAAGTTCGAGGCCTTCCGCCAGTTCGGCGTGCGGGCCGTCTACCCGATATATTACTGCCAAGTGCAATGCTACATGGGATATGGCCAGATGGACCGCGCCCTGGTGGTGGTCTATTGCAAGGACACGTCGGAGATCTACACGGAGAGGATCCACTTCGTGGAGCCTGATTTTGAAGCGCTGCATGAACGCGCCTACCGGATCATCTCGGCAAATGATGTCCCCAGGCGGGCCTTTGATGATCCCGAGACCATGGAATGCCGGTGGTGCGACTACCGCATCCATTGCTGGATGCCCGAGGAGGCCGTCATCGTGGCAGAAGACAGAGTGTGCGGAACCTGCTGGTATCAGACCTGGAAAGGACTACAACCGTGCTGCACCCATCCTGACCATCCCTATGTGCTCAGACAATGGGGCGTCGGATGTGATGATTGGAGCCGATTTGATGCTAAAGATCCGCGCGAGAAGG